AGAGGGTACCAAGTGCAGAGTCACACCCACTGGCAATCGCAAACATCCTGCAGGAGAAATGGTGGAAATTGACACCACCAACATATTGTTCATTGCTGGCGGAGCTTTTGTGGGGCTTGACAATATTGTACGGAATCGTCTGCGTGGCACCAGTATTGGCTTCAATGCCCAAGTCAACAAAGACAGCCATGTGGAACTGCATCAAACCATGCCAGACGATCTCATTAGATTTGGCATGATACCCGAATTTGTGGGTCGCTTTCCCAGCTGGGTGGCCTTGCAAGAGCTGACCAAGGCAGATTTGGTACGTATCCTGCAAGAAATCAAACACAACTATATCTCTCAATACAGTTGGTTGTTTGAGCAGGATCAAATTGAACTGAAATTTACCTCACAGGCCCTGGAGGCCATTGCCGAACGCAGTTTGCTGACCAAGACTGGCGCACGTGGATTGCACAGCGAGCTTGAGCGTGTGTTGCTGCCGCACATGTTCTATCTAGCACAGTATCGCAGACAGGGCGTTAAGTGTGTAGATATTGATATTGATCAGGTAAATACCCCTGCACAACTCAGGGAGAGTAATGGTTAAACTTCATGGTAGATCAGTGTTGGTCACAGATGGCAACGTAGATCGCGCACTGCGCAAATTCAAAAAGAAAATACAGGCCAGTGGACTCATGAATGATCTCAAGGCTAGAGAGCACTACGAAAAACCCACTACCGAACGCAAACGCAAAAAAAGTGCAGCTCGCAACCGCTGGCAGAAAAAGCTAGACGCACAGAGCCTGCCCAAAAAACTTTACTGATGTACATTGAATTCCAACTGCCCACAGGTGGCGGTGGAATGGCCGCACAGTACACTAGCTTTTTGATTGCAAAAAATCTCACCGACTGGAGCAATTGTTACAACATTGCCTACGTTAAAAAGAATCACAAATACACAGTGCGTGTGACCTTTGACAGTGACGAATTCTACAGTTTTTTTGCCATGACCTGGCGACCCAAAAGCGACACAATGCTGAACTATCTTACCAATTATCGTTTGATAGAACCCATGAATCGTGTATAATAAATAACTGTGTAGTGCCCATGGTGGGGCTACACCGTATGTCATACTTGCTTAATAAAGGAGATACAAATGACAAAAACTCTTACCCTTCGTAGTTTCGACCTTCCACAACTTCACAAGTTTGGTATTGGCTTTGACAGCATGTTCAATGATCTTGAACGTATCATGCAGGTTCAAAGCAATTCAAACTATCCCCCACACAATGTGATTAAAACTGGCGATGATACTGTCACAATTGAAGTGGCTGTTGCTGGTTTCCGTGAAGGCGAAATTGACATTAGCCTGGACAAACGTGTGCTGACCATTAGTGGTGCCAAGAAAACCGAGGAAAACACAGACTGGGACTACCTACATCGTGGTATCAGCAGTCGCGATTTCCGCCAAAACTTTACCTTGGCCGAACATGTGGAAGTACGCAGTGCCAGCATTCGCGATGGCATCCTCAGCGTGAACCTAGAACGAGTGATCCCCGAAGAAGCTCGTCCTAAGAGCATTGCTATCACATATCAAAACTGATATAATGTGTAAATACAGTGGCCGCTGTTCGGCCACTGTGTAACCCAAGGACTCAAAGATGCCTCAAAGTGAAACCAGCACAAAAATCAAAATCAACGAAGCCATCAAAGAGCCACCGCTGTATCGTGTGGTTTACTTGAACGACAACACTACAACCATGGAATTTGTGGTGGGCAGTTTGATTGAGTATTTTGATTACACCTCAGAAACTGCGGAAAAAATCACTGTGGAAATTCACGAAGACGGTGCAGCATGCGTGGCCGTGCTGCCGTTTGAAATTGCCGAACAAAAAGGCTCTGAAGTTTTACACGAAGCTCGCAGCCAAAGCTTTCCACTGCAAATCAAACTTGAACCTGAGCTGATGGCCTAGTAGTCGATCACAATTCTCTGGGGATGGTATACATGCCGTTTCCAGGGAGTGTCACCTCGCCCTTTGCAGTTGTTTACAAATCTAACTCCACCGCGTGTTTGATCCACTGATCCATGATAGTGGCCAAAACACCAAGTATGAATTTTATTTTCAGTATCTGCTGCTAGAGCCTGCATCATGTAGCGATTGCCCAGCATGTTGAATCGCTCGGTTTGATAAATGTCAATGTCATGGCTGACCAGGGCTGGATCGGGCACTGTATGCGTTACCATGACAATGCGTTTGACATCTTGATGTGTTTGTAGTCGTTTGATGCTGGTCAACATGTAGGCAGCATCTGTAGCAGCCATTTTTCTGATGCCGTGTACCGCAGCGGGACTGAGATTTTCTTTGTGGGCATACCATTCGGCGCAGAGCTCACTGTCTAGATCGGTATCAAAATCAAACGCCCACCACCCATTGGTGCCCAGTATGGCCACACCGTCGATCACTACCACATTGTCTTGCAAGAATACCACATTTTTCAAACGTTGTACTCTGCGCACCAGATCACTATAGCTCTGACCCAGGTTTTCTCTATAATCAGTATGCTCGTCGTTGCCGTCAATGTAAAACACAGCTTGATACTGTTGACCCAAGTGTCGGAGAGCTCGACACACTTGATTGCGATCACGCCCCACGTCGCCGGCCACTACTGCCACGGGTGCAGTGGGTTGTCCTTCCCAATCAAAATCAGTGTAGGTGTCAATGTGTAAGTCAGAAATTAAATCAAACGCAAACTGCATGATACATATTTAAAAGGAAACAACATGAACATTATATTTGATGATGCTGTGGACATTGCTGGATTGCCCAACAGCTATACCGTGTTAGAGCTTGACAAATTCAAATTTCCCAATGGTACAATGCGTACTGCATACGCTGTGTTAGACGGCCTGGCCTTGAGTGATATTACTACCTTGGAGGCTTGGAAAAACATCCACAACGATATCATTCGTTATTATAGGCAAGGACAGTGGAATTATTGCGAACATGCGCTGGAAGGTATCATGGGCAAATGGAATGGGCAGCTGGATACGTTTTATGTAGATTTGTTGGCCCGTGTGCAAGCCATGAAAGAAACCGTGGTTGCCAGCGACTGGACTGGGTGGATTAGAGATCCAGCGGTGCAAAACGCCTAGCCTATCTCACTGTACTTTACCCTACACCGACCCTACGTAAATATTACGTAGGGTTTTTCTATGAAAACAGTGTTTTGTGTCATGATTTTAGCAGCCTGCACAGCAGCCAGTGCAACTGAACTGACATTCCAGTTCAATTCACCTGCGTTCAGCGGCATAGGCTACAGCAGTCACGCCCTCACAATTGAACAACTCGAAACCCAACGTCGCAAGGCCATAACTGATGCGGCCAAAGCTGCTGCCGATCAAGCAGCAAGAGATGCCCGGAACACCAACCTGGCCAAGTTTTTGGTCAACGTAGAAAGTCGTATCTATGCACAACTCAGCAAACAGTTGGCCGATGCCATGTTCTCTGACGGTGGTAATTCAGGTGCCCTGGACTTTCAGGGCACCAACATTTCGTGGGTTAAAACTGCAACAGATGTCACACTGACCATAACCGAGGCCAACGGTAATCGCACCGAGATAACTGTGCCCATAGCGAGCTTTGCATTCTGATGCGTGCTGCTGCTTTATTATTGACCGTGGCTGCACTGTCAGGCTGTGCCACTGTGCTGTGGGAAGAAGAACGTGAACCGCCTCGCACCATACCACGAGTAGAAATTCTCAAGACCCTGCCTGAACTGGATGGACCACCCATACCAGTGGCTGTGTATGGGTTTGGTGACAAAACTGGGCAAATGAAACCCAATGACCGACTGGCCTTGTTCTCCAAGGCTGTGACGCAGGGCGCCGAAGTATTCTTGATAAAAGCATTACAAGACGCAGGTCGTTGGTTCACTGTGGTAGAACGTGTGGGCCTGGACAATCTAGTCAAAGAGCGACAGCTGATCCGCAATCAACGTGAAGTATACGAAGGCAAAGAAGCCAAACCCTTGCGACCCATGTTGGTGGCAGGACTCATGA